ATTTTGCGAATAACATTTGCTCTTATTTTAGTTTTTATAGAATCTATTGTGCGGTATAAAAATACCGTTGGTATTCCTGTTTGTTTCGAGAACTCACGGTAGGTAAATCCTTCGAATATGTATTCTTGAAAGATAAGACGTTCAAACTCGGTTAACCTACTTATAAGAATGTCCAGTTGCTCGTTTGTCATTCGTGCGCCTAGCCACGTCTTATCGACCTCATGCGCGTATTCTTTGAAGTCCCTGCGGTTTCTATTCCACGCAATCGTTTGGCGGTAAAATGGCGACGTTGGACTGTTGACGGCTAAGTACATCACACGAATAAGATAGAACTCAAAGTCGCCTGTGTCGATTAGGTTCTCGATGTGCTTTGAACCAAACATAGACAGCAAAGAATCGTGAAGCAAGTCTTCATAATAGTCCTCGCCTCGCGATATATTCTTCGCAAGTTCTTTGAACTTTTTGTAGTTACCTTCTATGTATTGGTCAAGTGTCACTCATTAAAATATTCGTCGATTACTTTGATTGCTTCCTCGCTACCTTTACAAATATAAGAACAATACCCCCTGTTTCTTAATTGTTCCTGCCACCGCTTCTGCTCAGGTGAAGCGACACCTCCTTTCTCTTTCTTCATTTCGATTGCAAGACCGAAGAACGATCCGCGTGGTTCGTAAATAAACAGGTCGGGAAACCCTTTGACGTAACCGGTACGCTTCATCTTGATCGCTTGCAAGTAACTTGTTCTCATTCCACCTGCTGAAGCACAATAAAGAGCGTCGGGATATGCTAAACGAAGGTACTTAATTACTATTTCTTGTTGGTTAGATTCAGATTCGGGCGTTATTTTACGCTTCACAACACTTTTTTTATAAGTTTTCTTAAAAGTTTTTACGTTCATTTTCAATTAGTTAGATATTTTTACGAAAAATAATTCATTTTTTTCTTGCTATCTCAAAAGTTTAGCATATATTTGTCAAACAATTAACAACAACACCAAAGATAAACAAAATGAACACAACGAAAACAAACACAGTTAAAGAAGTAATTTCACAAGTAGCAGGAATTGCAGTTGACTTTACAATCAGAGGCGAAAAGTCTTTCACATTTCACTTTGAAGGAAAGAACGAAAGAGCAATGAATAGAATAGCAAACTATTTTATTTCAGGCAACGCATCGGTTCAATCAGAATACGATTCAGAAATTGATTACACTTGCATATTTATCGAAGCATAACAACTAAAACCAAATAATCAAATGAAAAAAACACTACTCTTTATCGCGCTTCTTTTCGGAGCAATGTTAATCGCAGGAACGATTGACGAACAAACAAGACAACTAGAACAACAACCAAATCACTACACAAAATGAAAGTAGAACTAATTCAAAAGACAACGCTTACTGATATGTACTACAAGATCGTAGTCAACGGAGAGTTTCATATGTCGTACAACGATTACGACGAAGCGGTGCGCGCTTACGACCGTATCAAGACAGCCATTCCCCGCGAAGAAACAATATTATCAAAAGAAATCTAAAACCCAAAAACAAAATGAACAATGAAAAACACTATTACGCAACTCCATTCCTTTTCGAAGAAGACATTCAAGAAATTAAAGACGCAATCGTTATCGCACAAAATTATTGGGGCGATAAGAGAATTGGAACACTGGATTGGAATGATTATTATCAAGCGCGAATTGAACAACTTGAACGAATATTCAACAAACTTGATTCAGCGACTTTCAAAGAACTACCAACACCACCAAAAGAAATCTAACTTTATTTGCGTTTACTCGTCTGCTAACGCTTACAACCTAACGCACAACGAGATAGCAGCCAACATTGAGAAATGTCAAAAAATTGCAGAAGCGCGTTGGAACGACCAACTAATTGAATATATTTGCAACAACTAAAATCAAAACTATGTACTGCCCTAAAATCACTTACTGCTTCAGCGACGACGACATTCGCACGTTGAACGAAAGAATCAAAGCAATTGCAAACAACTACAACGACGACCAAACGGGTTGGTTTGAAGTAGACGAAACACAACATCTTGTCTTCATTGACGACCTTGACAATATGTACACCATTAATTTGCGCGGTCGATTCTTTCGCAGCGACGAACCTGAATTTGACCTTGACTTCGTGACGTTAGAAAAGGACGGAATAACATTTAGTTTTGACGTGAACATCTTTGACGACCATATATAAATGGGTTACTACAAAAGACAAAGCGAGGAAGAACAAATGTCGCAGAACGAATGGTTCTGGCAGAACGAAGAAACAAAGCTCGCGAACAAATTTGAATCTTATATAAACAACAAAATAAACAACAACATGAGCATTATTGCCCAACAAACAAACAACAACAGCGGTGGTCAAACAGTCCCTGCAGGAACGCACGTCGCACGTTGCTACCAAATCATTCACATAGGAACGATAGTCGACACCTATCAGGGTGAAGAAAAGTTAGTAAACAAGGTTCGCTTAGTGTTTGAACTACCTTTGGAAACCGCTGACTTCGGCAAAGGTGAACAACCGTTTTCAATTGGTCGCGACTTCACATTGTCAATGCACGAAAAGAGTGGCTTACGCGCTTTCGTTCAATCATGGTTAGGAAAAGCAATGAGCGATTCAGAAGCGTCTAAATTTGACATCGGTACTTTGCTCGGTAAGGAAGCAATGGTGTCCGTAATGCATCGCACAGCGAACACAGGGCGCACTTACGCAGACCTTAAAGGAGCGTCGCCACTTGCAAAAGGAATGTCTTGCCCACCACAGGTTAACGCAGCGTTTCTTTTAGACTACGATTCGCAGGACTTCGACCTTAGATTTAAGATGCTTCCAGAGTGGTTGCAAAACAAGGTTAGTTCGTCTGCTGAGTTTAGTCAACGTTTAGATCGTGCTGCGGATCAAATGAACAAAGCGAAAGCAATGCTCGAACAAAGCGGTCTGACAACTTCAACGGACGACACGGACGATATGCCGTTCTAAATTAATATGAGAGGGTTGAAATATACCCTCTCTTAATCTTAAAACCTACAAAATGAAAAAATTAGTAACACTTGAAAAGCGCGTTGAGAATTTACTGAAGAAGTATAAATTTCTCCGCAACAATAATAAAGCGCTTTGCGTGAAAGTTTGGGAACAACAGTTCGACGAACGCAAAGACATTACAAGCAATTTCTTTGCTATGTACGAAAGCGGAAAGTACGTCAGCGCGGACAACATAACACGCATAGCTAGATTGGTGAAGCAACACAACGTTGAGTTACGCGGAACAAACCACGACGACAATAAGAAGAAAGAGCAGTTGATTAAATCACTATTAAAAAAATAATAAAATGAAAACAAGAAAGCCATTTAACATTGAAAGAGTTCGGGAGTTTTGCAAATTAGTAAACGAAGGCAAACAACCAAAAGAAGCATTATTGGTAATGCGAAGTAGCATGGGTTACGCAACGGCTTTGAAAGCTGCTGGTTTATACTGGAAGGAAAAAGACGGTACATACAAAGCAGTTGAAAGAATTTACGCGGAGCGTTATGAATTATTTCTTACTGAAAAGAAAAAGTTTATACGCCAAAGAAACGAATCTTATCATGTAAGACAGAAACAAAAAACTTTTGAAAAAGTAAAAGCAGTTTCTAAAAGCAATTCGTACAAAGAATACACAAAACAAGCAACGCTTTTTAATCAACCTAAACCAAAGACCACCAACGCGCCAACAATGAAAGCGAAGGAACGTCAACTCACCTTCATTCAACGCGTGGTGAAATCTCTTTTTAACTTATGAATAAAGCAATTTATAAAACGCCATTCGGTCGCCTTGTCAAGATTAACTTCAAGACAATGAAGAACTTTAAAACAGCGTTACGCATAAGCGATCCGACGGCACGACTTTACGTTACGCACCCTGAACGAATGAGAATCAAAGACTTCAATAACATTTGCCTTCATACAGGATTGTCTCGCGAAGAAGTATTCAGCACCTTTACACCTACAATTTTAATCAACGAAGAAAATGACTAACGAGCAAATAAGACAAGAGTTAATCGATATGATACCTTTTAGGTATATGGAACGTTTTGAAACATTGTGGTTGATGTTAACACCACGCTACGAACGATTGACAAGCGAACAAATAAAACAACAGCAGGAACTGGAGAACGAACGCGAAATGTTTTGGTCAGCATTGGAAGATATAACGTGCAGCGTGTTGGGAATACCTTCGCAATCACTTTACACTCCAACAAGACGACGCGAGATTGTAACCGCACGACAGGTTATATTCTTTTTAATTCGTCCCTGTTACCTTCAAAGCTACGAATCAATCGGGAAGCACTACGGCAAAGACCACGCAACAGTAATGCACGGAGTGAAGCAGGTTAGTTGGCAGATTGAGTGCGACAAGAACTACGCAGCCAATGTTGAACGTATCTGTTATTTGTTAAATGATATGGGTTATGCTAAACCAATGAAGTTTTATACTAAATTTGTCGAACACTTAGAACATCAAAAAGAAATCAAACTTAAAAAACAACTGAAAAGAAAATGAAAGATTATTGCAGAAATTGCGACGTAGACCAAATCGAGGAACGCATCGCGGACATTAAACATTCAAATATGGTTTACGAACACTGGGACAACTCCGACGTTCAAGAACTATTCGAAGACGAAATAGGTTTGTGTTACGATTGTCAGAAAGAAGAAGACGCAGACGATTACAAAGGCGAAGGTTGGGACTAACTAAAAAATAAAATGATGTTAATACTACAACTCAAAAAGAGAATCGAGATTCTCGAAGCGCAAGTTCAAGAACTATTGAAAGCACAAACGCAACCCGCTCAACTTCCAGCACCAACAAAAGAAAAGAAGGCTGCGTTCGTCAAACCAACGGTTGTTGAAATATACGACTACGCTTGCGAGAAACTAAGCGACAAAGACGCGCTTGCATTTACCGAGAAATTTCATGCACATTATGAGGCGAACGGTTGGAAGGTTGGACGCAATCCAATGAAAGACTGGAAGGCTGCCGTTCGTAAATGGGATTTAACTACATTCGTAACTCAAACAAACCAAACAACTAAAATCAAAAATGGAAAATTCGATTCCGATGCTGCGCAACGCATCTACAACGACGCTCAGCATTACACAAAGGGTTGACAAAGCCGAACGAGAAAGCGCATTTGTAGCCGACTACGATCTTCCAACATTCGTTAAACTTTGCTCAAAGGTTTGCGCGATGTACGGAATAGCATTACCCGAAGCGCAACTATTGCAAATGTTACACGAATTTATAGTTAAACACTTTCGTTGGGTTACATTCGAACACTTCAACCTTGCCTTCGAGCTAAATGCAGCTAATGAACTGTCAAAGAAATGCGAACACTTCGGAGCGTTGAGTGTATCGTTTATTGGTGACGTCTTGACGCATTACAAACCACATCGCGACAAGGCGAATCTACAAATACAGCGCGAAATCGCAGAATCAAAAGAACAAGAATCAAAACAACTAAAAGAAAAAGAAATGGCGGTAAACGACGATAGCTGGCGAAGAATGTTAGCAGAAGACATTCACAACTATAAACAAGGCAAATATACGGTAATCGAGATTCGTGCGGTGTCTTTAATACGTTGGTTGGAAGAAAGCAAACAGATAACAGCGGACACCTTCACAGACGACGAGTATAAACTTTGTAAAGCGAAGGCGCGAAAGACAATCTACTTCGAGCAGAATCTTAATAAACCAATGGTCGAAAGAATGAGCGACAGGAAGCGACAACTATTGAAAGAATCAATTTCTTTCGAAGGCTTCCGTGAACTTTACAAACTTTATTTGTCAAAGCAATGAAAGAAAAAATAACTCGTGAATGGCTTGTGGAACATGGGTTCAAAAGTTCTGGTGATAGAGTGTATTTTATTAATGATTTAGTAGGATATGACTTAGGTATTGTCAAAAGAGCTATTGTAAAAGTCAAATACGGATTTATTCTATTAAAAGATATTCAATTTACAAATGAATTAAACGATCTTCATTACATACTCACTGGAGAAAAATTAATTAACTAAATTTTTATGGACACAAAAGACAAAATTTTAGCAGCGATTGGTGTTGTATTATCAATCGGATTAAACGTTACTATCGTTGGCGGTATTGCCTACATTATTTATCACTTTATTACTAAATGGTGGTAAACAAACCATACAAACCAAAATACCTGCCGCGTCAGATTGAAGCGTTGAATTACTTAAACACCGACAGCATCGTTGAGCAATTGTTATACGGTGGCGCGGCAGGAGGTGGGAAGACGAAGTTCGGTTGTATGTGGCAAATTCAGCGTCGTTTGAAGTACGCAGGGACGCGTTCGCTTATTGGACGTAGCAAATTAGACACGTTAAAAAAGACGACGTTAAACACGTTCTTTGAAACCGCTGAGGAATTCGGATTGATAGCGAATAAACACTACACTTTCAACGGTCAATCCAACGTTATTAAGTTCTTTAACGGAAGCGAAATTGTTTTGAAAGACTTATTCGCTTATCCGTCCGATGTAAATTTCAATTCACTTGGATCGTTAGAAATCACAGACTACTTCATTGACGAGTGTTCTGAAGTAACCGCAAAGGCGGTCAGCATTGTTCATTCCAGATGCCGTTATAAGTTGAACGAGTTCGGGTTAATTCCGAAAGGTTTCTTGTCGTGCAATCCGTCGAAGGGGTGGTTGTATAATGAGTTCTACATGAAGAACAACCGCAACGAATTGCCTTCACACCGTGCCTTTGTGCAAGCGTTACCACAAGACAATCCGTTTCTTCCTGTTGCTTACATTGAATCTCTTAGACGACTTCCTGAATACGACCGCAAACGTTTGCTCGAAGGGAACTGGGAGTTCGACGACGACAGCGACAAACTATTTCAAACGGAGAATTTACTGCGAATGTTCCGCAACGAAGTAATCAATGAAGGAAAGAAGTATATCACAGCCGATATTGCGCGTTTTGGTAAGGATAGAACGATTATTATTGTTTGGGAAGGTCTAACTATAATCGACATTATTGAACTCAATAGAGC